ATTCATGTTCCCCTGGTAAGGAGATTCGATTGCTCCCGGTTGCTTCTGCATCGGTGGTAATCCTCGTTTGTATACGCGAGGCTTGCCTCCCTTCTTATACTTTTCGTACATCCAGCGAGGCATCTCTCCCCACATTTCGTACACTTCATAGAACGGTGTGTACTCATCGATGTTGGTTCCGGAAGAGGTGCTGATGTTTTGCTGATTCGTGTCGATGAAACCAACACGTGCAATAGTCTGGTTAGCGGAGATCAAGTCTCTCACAGCATCCTGGTCCCAGGACTTGTACCGGTGGAGATCATTTTGAGTCAACACATGGCGTTCGATGACCATACCGTCGCTCAGCTTTTTGACAGCCGGGTCGTTCATCAGATTGATGAGCTCAACAGTTTCGACATCGGTTCGGCCTTGAGCGTTTTTCACCTTCTTCCAAACGACAGTACCGAATCCCGGCAAGTCATCCGATAGTTCGTTGAGTTTCTTACCAAATCCTGATTCCTTCGCATACCCCATGAACTCTCGACGAAGCATCCAGCTCTTCAGATATGCCCCTTCAGATTCACCCTTGATGTAAACGTCTTTGGTATCGAGGTCGATGTTTTTGCTCGCGTCATCATTTCGATCAGTCACCAGGTCGTAGAAATATTTTGGATCTCCGTTCTCATCGATTGGTCCAGACTCAAACTGGTTGTGCTGGTAGAAATAAGTTCGCTTCACTACTTCGTACTGGTTGTGCATCAAGCCAGGAACAATCTCAATCTCTTTTTTAAGAAAGTTTTCTTTGAAATTCCCCACCATGCCGGCTACAGATTGTGGACCCTTGCCGGTTTTTGAATCGGCTGTCCATTCGTATTGTTGTTTTACTGTTGATGTTGACATAATAATTATCGATATGCTTTACGGCCCCCTGTCCTCACTCGCTCGCGCCTCTCTTCAACCCTGGAAACATCTTCCGGATCAGCTTTTCCTTTCGTGCTGTAGGTCCTCATGGCCCAAGCTATTCCAGCTGCGGTAAGAAGGTCGAAGTGCCGGGTGGTATTTTCATCGGTCCGGACCGACAACGTATCTTCTTTGTTGAACTTTTTGGCTTCTAATAAAATTCCTTCGTCTACCAACTTCAATTCATCATTCTCGACGGCTTCAGACATTTCATACATCATCCGAGGTTTCGTTGCTGAAGTGGTCAGCCAGCCGAGCTTGTTTGAAGCTACTTCCTCGAGAAGCCCCTCGCGCACCTGAGTATAAATGTATGGATAGATGGCATTTAGTGTCACACATGTGGTCATACCGACGCTGTTGGCTTCCGGAGCAGCTATACATCCTCCGTACATCAATGCCGCCTTCTTTATGTCGTGAGCGAATAGTACCGGATCGATAGTATTGCTGCGATATGTCATTACTACCTCACCGGTAGTGAAGTCGATAACGACGATCGTAGATGAGTCTCGCTTGACTCCAACCGATACGTCGGCTCCAAGCCCATACACATGAGTCGGAACGTACCGCTTATATATATGGAAGTCGCCATCGATCATTATCGGGTCAGCCATGTACTTCTCACGCTGAGCATCGATGACTTCACCGTTGAATAGTTTGTTACCGGATGTGAGAAACGCCTCTTCCGGAGTGGAAGGGTGCTCTTGAGGCATTTTGAATTTGAGATCCTTGCTGGTGAGGTAGTACCAGTTGCGCTGTTCCTGGGTGAAAACAACTTTCACTAACCGCTGGTCCTTGTCGAGCTTCTCATTAATCTCCGGAGTGATTTGAATATCACCTTCGATGAGGTTGACCGGGTTCTGGTACCAGGGGAAGAAGAAGAATTTGTAATCCTTCGTGGTGAGTGGCCGCTGCAATCTCTTCGTCTCCATCGCATCCTGACAGTAATCGTAGAAGTGACCTTCCTCACCTTCAGCTGTTGACTCCATAAAGACTACACCTCTACTCGGGACAGCCGGCAGTGTACCAGTGATGATCTCAGTCGCCTTCTCCGGGAACCGAGCGCAAATCTTTCCAAACTCAGTAATGAGTACCATCTGATAGGTACCTGATCGAAGGGAAGTAGAGACACGCATTATTGAACCGTTTGTAAATTGGTATTCGACAGCCGAGTCACCGACTGATTGTAGTTTGAACCAATCCTTCAAGTGCTTTGGGAAATTTTCCCAGGCAATTTTTACTTTCCGGAAAATGACCGAAGCATCATCCTTCGTGTGGGCGATGATACCGAGAGATTTGTTCCGGTTGAACAGCGCGTAGTCGAGCATGAAGATACAAATGAAGGTGGTGAATCCCAACTGACGCGCTTTCAGCACAATATTTTTGTAGTGCATGTTCTCCATCAGATAAATCTGAGCCGGTCGCAATTTAAACTTCATCAAATTACCATCCTCATCCACTACCCAATATAAATTATTCAGCCGCCAAATTCGGTCAGCCAATCTCGCATCCAATTTTTCCAACCCCTCATAATCCGTCGAAGCGATCGGAACAACATAAGTACTAAAATCCCCTGCTACAACATGGTCAGGGGTATCAGCAGTACGAGTAGTAGCACTAGGCCCGCTAGCAATAGCTGCGGAAGGTACGCTTTCAGTAACTCGTTCTGCTGCCCGGGATTCTTCTCGAGAAATTCCACCGTCATCTTGCGCCGGCTGGTGCTGTGCCGGTTGTGCAGAATCAACACCAGTGAAGTTAGCCACAGTCGGAGCTGGAGTAAAAAAGTTTGCATGATTTTGTCGTTTTAGTGATTCCATATTATTAATATTCCTCTTCGCCAGGAAGCTCCATCTGTCCACCAGGCCGAACCTTACCGTCAGCAATAGCATCAAGCACCTGATTCAAATCGATAGTTTGATTTTCTTGAACTTGCTTATCCTTCATCTTCGATCGGTTGACCGCAACAAACTTCATAGCAATCGCACCGTAGGCACCAACCAGGCCATTGTCGATAAGAAATTCCTCCAGGATCTCCTGGCATATCCCATGCGCGTTGCGGAACTCCGGATTCTCTCGAGCCCATTTATTTAAGGTCCGGGTAGTGACACCAATGGACCGCGCAAACTCTGAAAAGTGAGGCGGGGTGTTTGGAACAAAGCGACTTTTTTCACTAACGGCTCCGGACTTCCAGGTATATGAGTCGATGATCTCCTTCATCTTCGGTCGATCGAAGTACTCAATCATTTGCTCACAGTAGCCGGGGTGATACTGGCCCGGCTGGACTGTTTCAACTGTCAAAACGTCGGAATGGTTTTTGGGTGCCGGCTGAATTTGAGCAGCCGGTGCCTGTTCTACGTTGAACTCGTTAGCTGTTTCAGCTGAGCTTGTAATAGATTGGGCAATTGTCGGGTGGTTTTTGGTAGCATTTTTAATATCTACTCCCAAAGGGGAACGGGGCCGATCCGAGAAAAGGGAGCCGGGGGTCTGCCGGGGGGCTATCACTTGCTTCTGAGAATTGGTGCCAGTCATACCAGTATTATACCGCGCAAGCAAGGGATGTTATACCCTCTCACGCGCGTGATTCCTTTTGACATGGCCACAATACACGCGCACCACCTGGACCAGCTGAGCCGGTCCCCACTCTGTTGGCTCACAATCGGCACAATATGAGATATTGCCATCGATATCGAGGCCACACAATCGATTCTAATCACCTTGTAATAGTTAAAAGGTACTAGAGTGCCACCTTGTAATACATTCGGAACTGTTCAAAGCGTTGAAAAGGTAAATGTGGCGCTTTTATAGTGTTTCCTGAGGCCTTGACAACTCCAGCCCTTTATCGCGCTTGCGTGCAACTTGTAAAAGATTCCTATTTAATCAATAAAATACAAGTTTTTAAACAATCAATAGCAAACAAGTGTTTATATAGTTATTATGCTGTTTTGTAATAGATTCCTTTTTACTCAAAAAAGAATAATAAACAAGGCTTTATATACTATATATACTCAATTTGTAAGAATAAAAGCACATTTTAAAAATAAAAAACTTTTCTTATAATAAACATACAAAAACGGCTCTAAATATAATCTATTGACGTATATATAAATAATTGTATAATATATACCTTTTTATACTCTTTTTTATATAGACCACTTTATATAGAAAATATATACTTTAATTAATACAAAACACTAAAAAACCTATATAAATACTTGTCTCTTATTCTTTTTTTGTCTCTCAAGCAATCTATTACAAAACACTAAAAAACCTATATAAATACTTGTCTCTTATTCCTTTGCACGTCTCAAGCAATCTATTACAAGCCACCAAGGCCACAAGCCGACAGCCTACCGGCCGACAATAACAACAGGATCAACACCACTCC